TTCCCTTCGTGCCGGATGCGGTGAAAGCACCCGCACCATCCACGCCAAGTCCAAACGTAATAGTGCCGCTGGTGTCTATCGTGGCAAGAGCTCCTTTGACCACGCCGTTGTCTCGCACAACACAGTGCACCCGCTGTGCACTAGACGGCCGGAGAACACTTGGGATTCCAGTGAGCGTCATCCCCGCACTGTTCGATGTGCCTGACAGCGCCGCGGCACCAAAGAGCTTCACAATGCCCGCCTGAAGAAGGAACTGCCCTACGATCTGCCCGGTCACGGCGCCACTGAATCCTGTCAGCGTTGCGATGAACGAGTTCGATGCCGGCAGCCGCTCGACCCGGTTGCCTTCGATAAAAAGGAAGTTGCCGCTGAAGTTGAATTGCTCGGCCACCATCCCTGCACGATCCATTGTGAAAATAATGGTTTCTAGGCTCTCGGCGTCGTTGAGCAAGACAAACTGAAGCTGTTCTCCAGAGACGCGAATCCCCCACTTCTTATTGGCGGAGGAAGCATCGGTCTCTTCGAACAAAATCTGCGGCACGGTGTGTACGAGCCGAAACTGCTGCGCGGTGTTTTGATTGGAGGGATAGTCGTCCAGCGGGTACCCTGGCTGCGTCACGCCCGATGAGTCCTGCAATGCGACACGATAGTTCGGCAACGACGGATCCAAGTAGATCTTCGGAAACTTTCCGGCCCCGTCTGCCTCGACCGGCGATGGGTGTGGTGTCGTGAGCGTCGAATCCTGGTAGACGTTCTGCGGCGTGCTGCTGCCAGTCTGGTAGAAATACAGCTTCGCGCCGGGCAGGATCGCCCCGATCGACGACAGCGGAACTGGGAGCGGAAGTGTGAAGAGTGCGGGCATTTGCTAACTCACTCGATGCCTGCCCCAGGCTTTATTGATTCTTCCACGAACTTCCTCTCGGCTCTTCCTTGAAGCCGCTTGCGCGCGTATGTACCGACGGGAACACCGCCGGCACTCACGTTCGCGACCCCTTCCAGGACGTTTCCAACGTGCTCTCCCATGGCTGACGTGAACGTGTTTGAATTGTTCACAAATGATCCGCGTGGCTGGACCTGCGTATACCGAGCGACATTTCCAAGTCGCTCCAGCATCTCAGCGGTTTCTGTCGGCAGTAGCTGCCTAGCACGCGGCAACACATCATTCGTGAGCGCACGATTGAATGCGGCCTGCGAGAAGTTTCCGGAATTGTTATAGAGATCAACCCCAGCCTTACGCTTGAGATAATTGAGCGCGCCGGCAGCAATCAACTCCTGACCCAGAGGATCGCTTGAGAGATTCGCACGCATTCGCTCCAGGTGTGCTGCTTTCCCTCGCACGATGTACTTGTCGACAAACGTGTCCGCGAGAGGCGACGCCGCCCCAACCTCTACACCGTCATCAATCGCTGCGGCGTACGCCGGATCGGATTCGATTCGCTCAAACCGAGCTCGTGCAAGCTGCCTTGCGCGATCCGCCAGTTGTTTGATCGGTTCCGTGCCAGCGGACATCGGAATAGCCTCCAGGTTCTCGCGCATGATATGGATGGCAGCGCGCGCGTTACCGTCCCCTGAGCGCTCCGCCTTGCGTGCCTCGGCGGCGAGTGTCGTTCGCATCTCTTCAAAGTCTCGAAAGCTCATGCGCGTGCCCTTCGCGAAGTCGCTCAGCTCACCTTCGAGAGCGGCAGGCAGAAATCGACTCTTCCGACCATTCTTGAGCGCCCGTTGGGTCTGCATTGCCCACTTTTTTGCATCGAGTGGAAAGTGTCCGCCCGATGCGTTGTCGAGCGCCCGATACGCCTCATTGATCTCGGCGCGCATTGGCTCGTCAATAGTCTTGTAAAGATCGATTAGCGCTTGCCCGTTTTGGATATGGTCATGGCCAACCACTGATGGCGACACCTGAGCCCTTATCTCATCGAGATTGTCCACAAGGGTCTGGTTCTGCTCGTTGAATAGGCTAGCGAGTTCCGGGTTGCGAGCGCGTGCATTCATCTCCCGAGAAATCTGGATTGGATCTTGCGTCGCCTGCCCACGAGTCAGCCGCATCGGAATTGGCAGCTGGTCGGCTTCGATGTGGCGCGTCAGTACCTCTCGATTGATCTGCACGCCGCTTTGGGCTGCTCGCTCAAGGCTTGCTCGAAGTTCCGGGGTCACCGCTGTGAGATTAGGAGCTGCGGCAGATGCTCCAACCGAGTCGCGCGCAAGCGGATTTACGGTCGCCTCTTTCGGTACACGTCGCGGAGCGCCACGAGGCGCACCCAGAGCCGACGACCCGCCAGCCAACGGCAAAAGCGCCATGTCAGCGCCTGACTCGGTGATAGGTTCGGTCACTGTCGCAACCAATCCGAGCTGCGCCTTTCCACTCTCGCTGCGCGGCTGGTAGGTCAGCGCATTCTGCACGCGCTCGGCTACGTCCTCGCCGCTCGCATGCGTAAGTCCGAGGCCGCGCGCGGCTTCTGTTCCAATCCCCGCGATGCTACCGGCAGGTGCGGCGATGACACCAGAAGCCAGCGATCCAAGCGCCTCCAGCGTTCCGAGCCCGGCCACTCTCTCACGAGACCGGTTCAGCTTGCCGGCGGCCGCATTGACGCCTGACAAATATTCCCCTGCGCCACGAAACGCTGAGGGCTCAGGAGATGGCGTGACAGTGCTGCGCTCACCGGCGGCAAGTCTGGCCATGGCTTCATCGGACAGCAGATCGTCATCGGCGAAGGCATTCGCCCGACCGCCAGCTGACGGCGCAATGCTTCTCTGTGGCTGCTGGGGCGCGGGGGTGGCCTGCGATCCATTCGAGAGTTGCGCAATGACCTGCTGCGGATCCGCGTCATCAGGCCCTTCTATTTCGTAGACCGCTCCATCCGGAGCAGTGACTTCATACGTGGCCATCACTTTTTCCGTCTGACGGTGAAGCCGCCAAGCTGGGTGCTTTGCCCCGGCGCCAATACAGATGCGGGCACATCGAGCGCGACTCGATCGCCGATAACATCGTTCGGGTTCAGGCCAGCCCGCTCGGCCAAGCGCAAATATTTCTCGCGACGTTTCTCATCCAGATCCTTCTGGCCTTGATAGAGACGCCCGGCTTGCTGCACGAAGTCCGTGCGCATGTCGTCCGTCAAACGCTCGCCCCTAAGCAACTTGTTATATTGAGCACGGACACGATCAGGTACGCCGCCAGCATTCTCGGCGTTCGCAAATTCGCCCTCGCGAACCGTAGACCCTGGATCAAGCGCACGCATGAATGAAAAGATGAGCGCCATATCTCCCGCAGCAGAGGGGCTCTGCGTTGCACTGAGGATTCTCTGATAGGCCTGAGTGGTCGCCTGAAACTCTTTCGATTGCGTGTCGTATTCATCACGCAGCGTGTTGGCTCGCTCGAAGAGTGCCTGATCGCGCTTCATAGCATCTTCAGCCTTTGTCACAGCGGCAATCGGGCGCCCCTGTGCATCAAAGCGTGTCTGGCCCTCGCCAAGCGTGAAACCGCCATTTTCCTTCTGCGGTCTGGGCGTCGCGCCGCTTAGCACGCGTGGTTTTCCGCTGCGTTTGTCGAACTGAACAAACTGGTCTTGGCCGTTGATCTGCGCGGCCTCTGGATCGGTGAACTCGGGCGTGATGCCCGCTTGCCCCGCCGCTACTGCGGACACTCGCTGCGCGAGCGTGGTTGCATCCTCATCGCTCAGCTCATCAGCGCTTTTACCGAGCTGCTTTGCCAGCATCTCAGCCTTATCAGGAAATAAAATCCTGAAATAATCGGCCGGCGCATCGGATGCGAGCACAGCTTCGGCCTGCGCATGAGCCTGCTTCGCCTGCTCCACACGCTGATCCATGGCGAACTTGTTCTGCTGGGTCTGGAACTGCTGGACCTGCATCGTCTTCGCAGGATCAGCCGCATACATTGCAGCGAGGGCGTTCGTTCCGCCCTGCATGTAGGTCGAGAAGGCGTCACGGAATGATTTTTCGCGCCCGATCTCATCTTGCGTCTGCTGCATCTGCATGGTGCGCAGCTGGTTCATCTGCCGCGCATCGCGCAGCTGCTGTGCACCCTGCATTCCTGCGAGAAGATTGGCGCCGATCTGCGTCGGCATGATCTCAGCCATCAGCCACCTCCCGCTGGCCGGTCGAAGAATCCGCCGCGCCACATGCCGTAGATCGACGCGAGATCATTCACGCCACCCGTAATCGCGTTTGCCTGACCGACAATTCCGGACGCTCGGGCGCTGCCCTGACTGGCGAGCAAGTTTCCGACATTGGCGCCGGTCTGAAGAGCAGCGTTTCCAGCTTGTGTCGTTGCAGCCTGACCAATGCCCGCGATCGCCGCTTGGCGGTTGAACCAGTTGCCGAACTCACCGGCAGCGAGTCCTTGGCCATACTCAGTAATCCCACGCAGCGTATCGCCCGAGTAGAGACCGCCCCGAGCAGCTGCCGAGCCTTGGAGCGCGTTCATTCCCTCGGTGAGGCGGAATCGATAATCGGGCGACTCAAAGAAGGCGGAGTAGTCGGGAGCGCTCAGCGCGTTGCCTCCAACGCCGGCTGCACCGCCGGTCGTGCCGCCACCAGCGGCATCGCCTCGACCGCCAGCAACGATGCGCTGGCCGTCTTCCCACTGTTTCCACAGTGCATTAATGTCCGCGCCGGTGTCATTGATGAAGCGACCATTGGGCCCTCCCGGGCGCAACGTGCCGATGCGCTGACCGCCGTGCCAGACTTCATACCAACCCTTGCCAACGCTCTTCGTCGTCGTGCCCGGCGGCAACTCTGTGTCGCCAACCAGCATCGGTTCACGAGAGATCGTGCGCGTAAGGCCCGTGTACTCGTCGTCCGCATACCCAGGTGCTGGCGTGTAGCCGTAGACCGCACCGAGTGCATTTAGCGCCTGGTTCCCGAGTGCACGCTGGTTCGATGTGAGATTGAGCAGCGTATCGAACTGCCGCCGCTGCTCACCGATCGCGGCATCGCCTGCGTGGACCTGTGCGTCGGCAGCACGCCCCGCTTGATTCGCAGTGTAGGCGGCGCTTCCGACCGCTGCTACGCCGAGAATGGCTGCGCCCCAGATTTCAGCCATGGCTGATCTCCTTGAGCTGCGTCACGAAGTGACACACCCAAACCATCCGGCCATCCTCCACTACTGAGCCGAAACCGTGTCGTGGACTGCGAGCGTGAAATCTCGGTGCATCGAAGATCACCGCACGATTGTAAGTACCGCACACGAAGTCAAGCAGCTCCCAATGCTCTTCGGATCCGTCGACCATCTCCTGCTTCAAACTCTCGAACGCAACCGGGTCTTGTGACATCGCGGCGAATGACGGCATATGTGTCATGCCTGTTTCGCGATGCCGATAGAATCCGGTGCCGCTGCGTTCTTCGTGGTGGGACAGATAGACGACACAGGTGTAGTCGCCTGACTCTCGATCACTGTGGACGTAGGCGCCCTCGGTATCCGCGTTCGTGACCCGAAAGAACATGCTGTTGGGAAACACTGGACGCCCCATGCTGTACGACAGCGCGTGCAGAAGCAGTGAGTGCTGGCCCCAGAAGTTCATGCCTGCATACACCGATGATCCAACTTCACCTTTGTTTGGGCGCCATGTTCCGAAACCACTGGCAAGCGCACTTTGCCTCACGGCATCGATGAAAGGGGTGAAGCTATCAATGATGGTAATCATGGTCAGTCCAGCGCATAGATCAGCGTGCAACGGCCAATGCCCTTCGTGCCCGAGGTCGTGAATCCCCCATCGTTCAGACCCGTGCTCAGATTGATCGCGGGAATCCCTTCATCGAGGCTTGCTTGCCCAAGTGCGATCACCCCGTTGTCGATGATCGGTGCGAGCAATCTGTGGCTGCGGCTTGAAACGAGCTCATCGGGCAATCCCGTCAGCACAGCGCCAGCGTTGTTGGACACACCCGAGATCGCCGGAACATGCAGCACGACGACTCCCGCAGACACCGTGTAACGCACTTCAACAATCGGCGATGTCGTGCACCCGGTTAGCGTCGCGGTGAATGCTCGCGAAAAGAACAGATTGGAAAAGAAGCGCGTCCATTCGCGAATATCATTTGGGACCGTCGGGAAGGTTCGACGAAGCTTCTGCAGGACGATAGAAGACGTCATAGCCGCCCACCTCGTACTGCCAATTGCGTGTCTTTGATGACCGCACGCACCGGATCAGTGATGGCTCCGCGATACACGCGCTGGTAGGCACTTCCCAGCTGATTCCAGAACACGCGATGGCGATACTCGCCGATCCGGCCCAGCTTGCGATTTGGGATGCTCGAATACGTCACGCCGCCATCGTCGGACACTTCCATCATGATCTCGGGATCGGCCCCCTGCCCCGATGTGAGGCCCACACCTGTTTCGCACACGACCTCAAGACGATCATGGAAGGCTCGGTTGGCATCGGCGTAGACCGGCTGGTAGGTCCACGACATGCGCTGGGTCGTGCCCCAATCCGAGTAGGTCGTGGGCGAGAGATAGCCAACGCGATTGCTGGAAACGTCACCGACGAGTTCCAGGCCAAACGCCTGAGCGTGACACCAGGGCAACCAAAAGTTATGCCCGTATGTCTGTCGGTCGTGCCATTCCTTCGTCGTGGCATCGTAAACAAACGTGCGTTCGGGGAATTGCAGGACGTAGAAGATGTGCCCTTCCTGTGTGTACGTCCACGCAAGCCCCGATCCAATCGTCACTGAACCAAGGGCTTGCTCGATACCGGCCTGACTCACGCGCTCCGGCGTGGATCCACGTAGCGCTCGCACGGTGTAATCCTGGCCGAGCCAGAACACCGTGTTGTCGAGCTTCGCTGCGGTTCGACCATTGAAGCAGCCTTGCTCAATGAATCCGTTCGCAGCGCGAGCAAACGCGGCCGTGCCGCCGATCGGCTCCCAGATCTCGGCCGTGGTTTCGCCGAGCAGGATCAGCTGTCGATGATCTACTTTGATCCCGAGCAGGTTGTCCGGCGAGCCTTCGGCCGTTGCGAAGTTGAGCGAATTGAACGACGTCGCCGTTCCCACATCGGACCAAAAGAAACGGCCCGTGCCCGGCTCCAGGAACAGCAGATAATTGTCCAAGAACTCAACATCGCTCGCGCCGCGCGCGGTGAAGTCGGCATCGGTAATCTGACCAAAGGTGCCTGTCGTCGTGTCGTAGTAATAAGCGTTCGGCTGGTTCACCACGACAATCGTCGAGATGTTGTTGTCGATATCGACTCGGCTCGCAGCGCCGACGGTACCGATTTCCGTGACGACCTTGTTTGAGTCGACTCGATACAGCTTTGACCCAGAAACCACCCACAGATAACCGAGCGACACATGCATCGCGACGATGGGGCCGGTTCCGACCGTCGTCCAAGACACAATCCCTGGCGCTCGCACAAGCGCGTAGGGACGATTCGCGCCCTTCGGCAGCGCCTCCGGGAAGCAATTGATCAGCCGCGCCGAACTGGCTCCGGGCCAGCGCAGCGCATACGAGTGGAACGGTAGCGACAGGCTACCCATAGTAGAAATTCACCGGATTGCAAGCGTCCGCTGGCGACGGCACGTCCAGCACCATCGACGGCTCTTTCGCCGTAAGCTTCTCGATAACCTGCATGCCCATCTTTGCAGATGCCACCAACTCCTGTGACACGCTAGCGCCAAAGAACGGCGCGATGACAATGGCCAGACTGGACTTGATACCGAGGATCGCGCCATCGGGTACAGTGAGCTTATCGGTTACGGTCCCGACCGGGATGTATCCAAGTTGATTTCCATCCGCTTCCCATAGAGCCATCATTTCGTTGAGCGCGCGAATGCATTGCGCCTGCTGCTCGGCCGACGGCGTCTCGATCTCTCGAATGACGTTGAGCAACCGAAGTGCATCGGTGATGAGCTGAGAAGCGGTGATGGCTGTGGGCGTGGTCATTAGATCGTTCGCGGCGCCAGGGATGGCGGGGGTCGAACGACCCCCACCATAGCCATGCTTGTTGGTTACGCGTCGGGAATGCGAACGGAATGATCCGGCCGCGGCGCTGCGAATCCATAGAGCACGTCGACACGCGTGTGCTCGACGTCCGCCTTGCCGTCACCGAAAGTCATGACTCGCACGGAGACGTTATCCACGGTCGCGGTGTAGCCCTCGCACGACGCGAGCACCTGCAACGGCGGAAAGGCCGTCGCGAAGGCGTTGCGATGAAAGCCGAGGTTGTTCACCTTCGCAGTAACCAGAGGCTCGATCGTCACGGCGGCATTGTCGGCCGGCGACGCATTCACAGTCCCCACGACGCTCGCCGTCGTCGGTGTGATTGCTGGATAGAGCTGAATCGTGCCGCCACCGCCCGCATAGTCCGCCGTCACGTAGAACTGGCGCAGCTTGCCCGTGCTCACACCCGTCAACGGATGTACAGCAAACACGTTCGCAATCGTGATCACTGACCCCTTGTTGATCGCGCCTGTGCCCGTGTCGACAATGAGCCCCGAGCCCGTTTGCGCGGCACCGTTGACCAGATAGCCCGCACCCGCGCCATTCGTATGCACCGGATTCGACTGCTGCTGGAAAAACTGGAAGCCGGCGAACATGCCAACTGCGTTCTTGTCGAATTCCTTGCGCAATTCTTCGCTAGTGTGAAATAGCGTTGCGTTACCTTCAGCCAGATTGTTGTTGGCATCCTCGCTGAAATGTAGGTAGCGCTGATCCTTCGGCGCAAGAAAGCGATTGAGGATTGCAGATGCCTGCCGGTACGGCGTTCGCGCGTTCGCCGCCGTTGCGGCCTGCGCGGTCACGTTCGGCGTCGAATTTTTCATACGCAGCAAGAGATCCGCATTCACGATGGCCATCAGCGAGGTCATCGCTGGCTCCAGAAATCGACTGCGGAACTCTGCCAGGTCAAGCTTCCTTTCCTTCGCCGTGAAGCTGAGCGGCACATGCTTCTGGGTGTCGATCGTGAGATTGACGTACGTTTCACTCTGCGAGGGCGCCGAGCCGCCGCCCGCAAAGTTCGAACCGTCGTAGACAGTCGGTACTGGCGGGATCTTTACCTTGACGGTGTCGCCCTTCTTGTATCCGCTGACTTCCTCGCCAAATTCGGACTCTCGGTCGTTATTGATTTGACGGCCGACGAAGTTTTCCTCAACCAGCATCGCCGCGGCTTCGCGCGCGATCATTTGGTGTGTTAATGCCTGTGGCACTGTAGCTCTCCGCTATTTACGATTTTGCTTTCGAGCTGACCACCATTCCGAATCGCTCATCTTCGATAGATCATTGACCGTGCTCGGTCCAGACCCTATGGGACTCGGGGGCGGTGGGGCGCTCGATACCTTTGGAGGTGGTAGCGGCCTAGACAACTCCGCTTCGATACGACCGAGCGTGGCCAAGCGCTGAGAATTCGTCTGTCGAGCAAGTTTCGCGACCAGTTCCGGCGACTTCGCGATGTGATACGCAAGTTCCGGCCCCTTCTCGCTCTCCATGATGACGCCCAAGAACTCGCCGTTCATGAACGTCATCGCGGGATTGCTGATTGCAACCTGAAAGTCCGGGTGCTTTTCAACAAAGCTCTCTGCGCGCGTGGCGAAGGTGCTCTGCTGAGTGCGCAAACGACTTTGCTCTTGCTCTTTCGCAAACCGCGCAACAGCAGCTTGTTCCGCCTTCTGCGTGGCCCGCTTGTCGGTCCACGTAGTCAGCGCATCGGCCCATGCGTCATCGTCTTCAAAGTCGGCACGCTTGGGTCGTGGCTCTTCTTGAGGTTGAGCCGGGAGCTGCGATTGTTGGGTCTGCTGCGATTCCTCGAAGCGCTTGCGCCAAAACTCGCCGTATTCCAATGCGGCTCTACGTTCGGCAGCTAGTTCCTCGATTCGCTCACGGGCCCTGGAGGGCCTTTCGCCGGCGGGAGCTTCGGCGGGGTCCGGTTGCGGATGGACTTCCGATGCAACCTGTTCGACTGACGTCTCGGTCGGTTGAACCGTGCCCTGTTGCGCCGGGGCTGGCGATGTGGTGTCAGTCATATAACTCTGATGTTTGTTTGTGTCAACTAGCCATCGGGGGATCAATGGGAAGGAAATTCGGCCGCACACCGCAGTGAGCGCAGTACGGCCCTTGCGTATCGATATGAAACATCCACTCACCGCAGGTGCATTTCCATTGCGGGAACTCGGTGGACGACAATCCTTTGAACAGCCCATGCATAGTTCTGCAATTGGAACATTCGAGCGAACATGTGCCGATCGGAGCCACGGCCATCCACTCGTGACCGCAGTTGAGGCAGCGTGCCATTCCGGATCTGTGAGGATCACGCTCGATGCGTCTCGCTCCCAGATCGATGACGTTCGTCATGCTGCTCTCTCATCGTCGGTCAGGTGCTTCATCAACATGACCTTGCCAGAGCGTGGGTCGATTCCGATCTCACCTTGCTTGAGCAAGTTATCCAGCATGACGCTCATGGTTTCGGCCATTAGCTTGCGAAGCTCGATCACTTTCTTCTGAGCATCTAACTGCGTCCCTTGCGCGAGCTGTGCAGTCTCGATCTGCGTTTTCTGAGCCTCAGCCGAGTCACGAGCGGCCTGTGCCGTAAGCCGCTGGACGAGCGCCATTTCCGATGGGCTTGGCTGCGGTGTCGACTGCGGCATGTTCTTCTGATCATCATCGGTAAGTTCCGAGGGCGGGATGAGGCCACGCTGGAGCATGATGTAACGCAAGCGCTTCTCAAGCCGATCGGCGCCGTAGAAGTCGAGAAAGCTCGCGATGAGATCTGGCGCGGCCTCCTGCACGAGCTCGGACGTACCGGCCAGTCTCATGAGGTTATCGGCCGCTTCCTGGCGCTGTGTCGTGTAGGCTGGGCCGACGTCCACCGTCACGTCATAACGACCTTGCGATAGATCATTTAGAAGCTCGCCATTCGGCATACGTTTGTTGATCTCGACGAAATCCTCTTTGCCATCGATGCCGAGGATCCGAACAATTCGCTCGCTGTCGTAGACGGTTGGGATCATGTCGACCAGGATCTGACCGGTGTACTGCATGGACGACGCGAGGTTGTCGATGAATTCAAAGCTCGCGACATCTCCCTCGGTGTTGCGCTGTCGAATCGCTCCGGGAAGTTCGTTGGCCTGCGGCTCGCCGAGCGATGGGCCAAACTTGCCAGTGCTCGCCTTGATGTCGTCGGCCGCTTGCAGCGCGAGCGACACGAGCGCCTGCGGCACTTCCGGCATCGGCTCGCGCATTGGCTTACCACCATTCGGCGCAGTCGAATCTGTGTTGTAGAACAAGTACGGCAGGTTCTTGGCGTTGACCAGGTTCCACATCGCCTCGAAGCCCTTGATCTGCGCCGGCGTAATTAGAAATGGCGAACGCGGCACCTGAGCGATCGCCTCGATCATCGCCGTACGGCTGTGGTTGTAACTCTTCTGCGGATCCTTAGCCTTGCGCACGAGTCCGCGGTACTTGCGCTTGCCTTCAATGTTCGAGCAGCGGCCGAACACAGGCACAATCGGTATGTACTTCCAGTTGTAATCGATCGGCCCTTCCAGGATTCCCGCACCAGAAATCTTCCACCAGCGGATGACGAAACTATCGGCTTCGCGTTTTCGCACGACTCGGATCGGTGTGATACCGGAAGCTGGCGGTGGGCTGCGCAATTCCTCTTCGATCGCTTGGATTGTGCCGTAGTCGATGACGCGACCATCATCCAGCAGCGCAATGGTTTTCTTCTTCGGCACGCGCTTGAAATATTCACCGATGCGGATCTCATCCTTTGTGAACCAATCCTTATCGTGAGATCCTCCGTCTAGACTCGACGTTGGCTTCTTCGGATGTTCCTTTTCGAAGGCCTTCTTGTTCATTCGTTCGGTGATGAGCGCCCACCCAGCATCGCGCTTCAACTGATCCTTTGCGCTCGGATCAAAATGCACTGTGAACGGATTCTCGATCCATCCGATGCAGAGTTCCTGATCGAAGGTGTCATCCACGTACTTTGGGTATACGCGCCACGCGCCAAAGCCGCCCTTGAGGGCGAAGTCGAAGCCGTTGTCGTAAGCCGCTTTCGCAAATGAATTCGCTTCGATGTTGCGGATCAGTCCTTCGAAGATCTCTGCCTTCTGCCGATCTGATTTGTTATCGATGGGACGAATCTTGATTCTGGGCGAATTCTGCCGCTGATCGCCCTTCACCTGGTCGATCGCCATCGACGTGCGGTCGAAGGTATACGCTGGCCGATCTTTGCCGCGCGCTGCCAGCGTCGCAGAATCCCATTGCGCGCCTTCCTCATCCACGAAGCGGACGTCTTCGACTGCGAGCCTGCGGTTCTCGCTGTCCGCTGCCTCGGCGTCGGCGAAGTTCCGCTGGACCTCATCGATCAGCTCGCGCTCAATCTCTTCGTTGCTTGGGCGTGCCATTAGAAGTCACTCGGGAAGTGTTGCGGCATGACGAAGGGCGCGGGCTTCACGATGGCATGACGACGCATCATGAATCCGTACCTGCTCGCGGAGATCAGATCATCCGCTTCCTTGACGATCAGGCCATTCTTGCGGTGATAGAGGCGGAATTCTTCGAACCAGTCAGCCAGGTGGCCGAATACCTTCCAACGGTTCGTCTGCATGCGATCCAGCATGTCAGCGACGCCTGCCTCGACACCGTTCGTTCCGTCCTCAAACGTCGCGCGCTCTGGCAGCATCGCGAGTCCATGACCACGGTACTGAGCGGCCAGCTGCTCACCCGAGCCTTTGTCGTGCTGTAGACCGTCGTGTGGCCAGGCCCAAGGCAACCAGTCGCCCCATGGTTTCACGGTCGACGCGAACAACAGCGGGGTTTGCTCGCGCTGGCGGTGCGTGGCGATGACGTAGATGGTGTCGGTGTCGCGATCCCACGCGAGGCGAGCTGCTGCCGAAGGATGATCCCAGCCGAAATCAATGCCACAGATCTGCGGCCAATGCGTTGGGATCGGAAACGCATCGACCTTGATCGCCTCCTCGCTCACCGGGAACACTCGGCCGCTGCCGAGCTGAGGTATGCCCCTCGTTCGCGCCTCGCGCTCGTGTGCTGGATACGCTGCGATGATCGCTGCCCGCTGTTCCGGGGAGTAATGCTCGGCATCCTCGATTGTCATCTGCGTGACGTGAGTGCCGGGCATCTTGTCGATGATGAACCGCTTCACCGTGCCGGTGACACCACGCAATGGCGTGAACGTCATGATCACGGGCATCAGTCCGACGTTCGTGCGCGTCAGTCCCTCGGTATAGATATCTTCATCGGGCTCTTCGTCGAACCAAACGCCGCTCAGCGTCTCGCCCTGCCACTTCTCGCGGCCTTGATCGTAGCTCTTGAACGCGAGCGACGATTCGCCGGCCTGCACGTCGCCGCCGCCACCGAATCGACAAACCATGCTATCCACCGCGCCGACAACGCCGCGACGCATAGCTGGGGTACCCACGATGGCATTGTGAGGAATCATGCCGGTACCCCAATCCTGGTTGCGTCCAAGCAGGATTCGCTGCGGGTTGTCACGAGTCGATTCCGATGTGACGCCACCGACCCACCACACCGGTGGCTTGTTGTAAACGTACCCATCCCACCAATCGGGATATCGACCGGTGACATGCATCGCGACTTCAGCGCCGGCCGAAAGCGTCTTGCCGACCTGGTTCGCCGCCATGAGCAGTCGCTCCCGATGCGTTTTGCCGGCTGCGTGAAACTCCCTCTGCTTGGCATAAGGAACATAGCTAGTTAATCGTCTGCGGCTTGCCCGCAGCCCGATCTCCTTCTCGATCGCCCTCAGCAGAAATCGTGGATCGCAATTGCTCGGCAACGATAGCGAGCTGTTCATCAGACAGGCCCTCAAGCGGCCGATTGAGCTCGACGGCCTTCACGTCCCGCCATTCAGTCGGCTTCCTGTTCTTCAGCCAAAAAATGCAGGCCGTCGTATCCGGTGGGTAGTGCTCGACGTACGGAACCTTTTGCACATCGTTGCCTACTGTCATGATCTTGATGGCGTCATGCGAGTAGCCCAATGCGCGCCGATAGAGAGATTGCTCAACCCTGCCGTCCGCCTCTTGCTTGCCCTGCTTTAGGGACTCCGAAAACTCGGCGTACTCAGCTTTCCATAGATTGAGTGTCGACTCAGATACTCCGAAGAACTCGGCCAATTCCTTGTCAGTCGCACCCAGCCTGCAGAGCTTCGCCGCCTGAGGAGCGTGCTCGGGCTTGTACTTGCTCGGCCTTCCTGGTCTACGCGCCATCACACCACCGGAAGATTCAGCAAATCGTACTCGTACACCTCGCGGATCGGCCCATCAGAATCCGAAGCCTCGACGATCACTTGGCGCCGTTCGCGCAGGTAGTTGCTCCGTGCTGTGTTCTGCGCAGCTGTAACGAGGATGTTCGCCGGCAATGCAGGCGTAACGGCCGTCCAGTCGAGCACCGCGCAACCTTGCACGAGGTCATCAATGCGATATCGCAATGAGGTTGGCACGACTGCCGCGAGGTCAGCGGTAAGCGTCCGCACCGTTAGGCGCAACAGCTGACCTTCGGCGATCTCGTTGATCACAGCACTGCCCACTCTAGGCCCGAGCGCTTGGATATCGATGCGGCCTAACACGGATCACCTGATGCTGAGGCGCGATCATGCGCGCTCGGCCGCTGGCCCTTGAGACGAGGAATACGCGCATCGAGCCAAATGACCCAGCCTTGCCGTTCGTGGTTCCGTCCGATGTGGTAGCCGAGCAAGAACGATCCGCCGCCCAGTAATGCGCCAACCAAATTCTCTATGAGAAAACTACTCATCCTTCCTGCGCTCCCGAGTGGGCATGATGCGCGACGTTTGTTTCACATGAAACCAGTCTTTTTAGTGACTTCGCGCGCGCCTCCTGGATCCAGTACTTGATGGTGTTGACTGAGCAGCCATAGCGCCTTGCGAGTTCCTTGTCGGACGGAATGGATGCCCGCAGCTCGGCAATGCGCGTTATCTCGGCGCGCCCTTCGTCATCGATGATTCGTGGTTGCGGCATCACCTCGTCCTCGCCAGATTCCAAGCCTTCCGTGCGGTCTGCTTGTTGATGCGCCTCAGATGCGCCCAAGCTTTCGCTCGCAGCCGCCGGCCCCCTTTAGGCGTGAGTGCTGCAAGCGCCCCTGCACCATCATCGATGCGAATTGAGAGATTGTTCGAAGCGCGCGCGTAGCTCACATGATCACCTTGCATACGACATTGCTGAGCAGCGATTCCGTGTCGCCAGCGTCGTATGCCTTTACGGCAAAGCATCGGTTGCCGGCCGGCAGGTTGGTGAACGTGTACGTGCGCAGCGTTGGATTGGCGATCTGAATCGAGTCCGCGAGCGCGGCCGG